CCCCGTTAGGGGGCTCTAGGAATGTTTGAAACGTCCCTATTGTGATAGGTGCCTTTCATACCTTTCTAGTGTGGACTTCCGTGAGGGAGTAAACACACCAAGAGGTAATCTTGGACTTAGTTCAAGAGCCTCGGGTAATGTGTTCAGTCCATCTAGACCAATCGAGAGAGCAATCTCCCAATTAGAATATATGGTCTGTAGCATTACAGATTTAACCTTCTCGTCGAAGGTTGCTGATAGATCTTTTAACTCACTAGAGTTAAGATCTTCAGAAGAAGTGTGAACAATACTGTTCAACTTCTTTCTTAGGCCCATAAGGGAACCTAGGACAGTTTCAACGGGTTGGTAAAAATCCATAGTCCTTCGAATCATAGTCTCCAGATTATCACCTGGAAGGCTAAAATTCAATCCGAAAGGTTCGCAGAGGTGCGAAACCTTATCGAAGACTATCTTTTGCCGACTCGAAAGTAGGCATCGGCTCTTGTTGCCCAACAGTCGACAGATATCAAGAAAGTTCTCATCTGAGATCTTTCTCCACTTCAATTGAGGGATAACCCTCGTTGGAGTGACAATCTTTCCCGCAAATTCCGATAAGGAACTTGAGGAGATTGTTTTATCTGGTGACCATGGACAATGCATTCGATCTAACATGGAGATGTATCTATCCATCAACTGATCGTTGAGGATAACCACATCATCCCCAACTACAAAGAATTGGTTGTCATGACGACCACCATTCAGATGTAGAAGGAGTAAACCATGTGTAAGGGTGAAAGAACCAAAGCTTGGATATAATCCTAGCGGTTGTCCTTTCGTCCAGTTTAGATTGCCCAATGCTGAAGACCATTCACCTCTACTTATTGTTTCAAATAAGTCCAGGTGTTTCCGTGCAGTACTATGGAAGATTGCCTTGAGGGCAGTCAACTGTAGGCTTAACGGAAAATGATCTGTAGCAGCGGAAAGATCTATACTATGGACCTTACCATCTTGCCAAAGATGTGATTGAATGTGTGAGGTTGCACGTGTTTGGTCAAATGTGCAATCCCAAGGTAGTGTGCGAATTAACCGGTAAATCTCTTCTCCCAATGGGCGAAGGGCTTCCTGGTGAATTCGTAGTGGGGAAGCTATTGACCTTAGTTTCCCACCAGGTTCTTGGAGGAAGTGTATTTCACCTCCATAAGGCTTAACTCTACTGCCTGAAGGAAAATGCCTCAGATTTCTCCGAGCATTCTCTGCCAAGTTGTTGAGATAAGTCTTCCGTTCACCGATCCCTTTCAAAAGGGGCTCATAGAGCTCCTGAAAGTCACGGTATAGTTCTATACCACCAGTAGTGTTAAATAACTGGAGATCATCCAGTATATTATCACATTGGGGTGTAGATCTTCGGCCATAGAGCCTGGGTGCACGTTTATCAGGTGAACCCTGATAAATCACTAAAGGGCGCGCTTCAAAAGAAACGCCCCTTGCCGGAATTGTATCGCTGACAGTCTTGAAAAATTCCCTGTGAAAGGAATCATCAAGGCCATCAGACGTTTCTTTGGGGTTAATTGAAGAACGAAATTTCTCCTCTTGAGCAGAACTTAACTCAGGAAGGATGTAGAAAGTGTAAGCCATAAAGGCTTGTACACATCTACTGAAATTGCGATCACTCTTTTTAGCCCAACGAAACAACGACCCGATAACACCAGCAATCTCTCCTCTTCGATTCTTACGAATCCAAGTGAGAGGTGGCTGATCGGTCTGGGATCGAATTAGGTCCACCTTTAGGCCTTTAAGCCTAGAGATGGTCCAATCGATACCACTACAATTCTCCCATTTACACAATTCATCCACGAATGGACGAATTGTATAAGTAGGTATGCCTATCACAAAAAGACGGTGCTCAACATTCCTCTGACATTGCTTAAAAGTAAGCATACTTTCTACCTCCCTTTCGAGGGATACGAAAATGTCAAAGGGACGGCGAGTCCCTCTTTAGTCCTAGGCCGGCTCAGTCCGGAAGATGTCACTATGCGGCGTTATCGTCATCCGAGGATGGATGGACACTTCGCAGAAATGTGATCAAGTCAGTAAGGCTATCAGCCCTCTGCTTGCCCTTCTTCTTAACAAGTGACTCCAACTCATGAGTCACAATGTCAAGGTACGAGTCAAGTCCAAGTTTATCTTGTGCTAACTCTTCCACTCTTGCCGTAAGTTCCTCAATTAATCCCTGTTTAGACTGTATAGTCTGCTCAGAGGAAGCGTGGGATGCCATGAGATGTTGGATTTCCTCTTCCAGTCGGGTTCGTTCAACGGACCACTCTGGGAGAGGCAAACCTAACAATTCATGGATTACACATTCCACCTGATTTCTCTTATTACATTTAATAAGAGATGGAAGCTTCGACAAGGCGCGGGCGTTTAGCTCCAGACACCTGATCTGATTTTGTACCTCATCAGTTTGTAAGTACTCAAATATGAGTTCTTGCTTACTGTCGGGAAGAGGGTGCCAGAGATACGTGGGAGCTCCACCAGAGCTGGTGGGGTACTTGGTATCTCTTTCACAAATTGCGATGATCCTTTCATCTTTTGGATTTCGGTTCCGCTTCATATTGACTATCTCCTTTTC